TTCAATAATTCTATTCGTTACATTGTCATAAATGGATTGTTGCATGATGTATCCCTTTTAGGTTAGGTTATGCAATTAGTTTGCATAGAGTGATTATACACAATTAGAGGTTATGCAACAACTTACACTATGATATATTTCTATCAACTATCGTATATAGATATATAATAACTATTGACTATCGTATATCGTTTATAGTCTATATATATATAGTGTATATAGTAAAGTAGTAATGTAGTAATAAGCGTATATATAGGATTAGGGGTTAAAACTATTGAGGGTGAGATTGCCACACTTTCCCCTCTTGCGAAAATGGACTATTTGCTAATCGGGTAAGTCAATGGCAAACGCTTAAACAAATCATTTCGGATTTGGGATTTGGTTAACCAATCGTTTTTGCGTGATTGTTTTCTATTTGCTTGGCTATTTGATTGGGCATGAAACAGCAAAGTTGCGCACCCCATTCCCACCCCACCCCAAAGAAAAATCAGATTTTCTGAAGGATGTCGGTATTAGGCGTAAGGTCTATGGAATCGAAGGTTGTCGTGTAGATGGTTCTACCCCTTATCTTGTCCATGTTCCATTGGTTGTAGGTAGTCCATAGAGGTCCTGTGTCCACCGCCACAATGTATTGGCAGTATTGCGCTAGGTTACCGATCTCGGTGACCGTCATGTGCATCTCTAGCGTGCTTGGGCAGAGTTTGGTGGGATAGACCGTCATCACATCCATGTCCTTGCACAGCAGCTTGGTTAGGCTCTCAAACTTGCCTGGGGAAAAGGTGGGTAACTGGTTGCTTCCTGGTGGGCAATTGATGATGAGGACATCAAAGGGCTGATAGACCTTCTTCCTCAAGGCGGGGTATTCAAAGAATAGGTCGTACTTCGTGCGTATCGGGTTCTTTACCCCTAGGCGCTTGGAGAGGGTGTCAAACCAGTCTAGGTGCAGATCAACCCAATGGCGCTGTTTGGGGTGTCGGTAAAACCAGCCATCCACGCCAAGCCAGGCGTTTGTTGCGGAATCGACCTTCTCTCCTAGGGGGAGAATCTCGATAGTGGTTAAATCCTCTACTACTGCAAGCAACTGCGGGATATAGATGTCCTGGCAGTAATGGCGAAAGATGTAGTCGGGATAGAGGTAGGACAGTCGCCTTAGATAATTGAGGTGGATTAGTTGGTCACCTAGATGATATTCATTGTAGGTTTGTATCATGTTGTGTATTATATGGTTATGAAAGGAGATGTAAAGATGAATATAGAGATTGAAAAGAATATTCCAATCCCCCCTGAGAAAAAGCGCAATGTGTACCCATATAAGATCATGGACATTGGAGAGAGTTTTGTAATTCCACAAGCAAAGATACAAATTGTGTGCAATGCCAACTACCGAGCTGGCAAAGTATCGGGTAAAAAGTTTATCGCTAGGCGAGAAGGGGATGGGGTACGGGTATGGAGAACAGCGTAAAAGAAGCCAATGGCTCAAAAAGCGTCAATGAGCTAATTGAAAAAGCAAGTGATGATGCTAAAAAGATGTATATGCAACGCATTTGGGGAATGGATAAGGAGCAAGTGTTCCATGAATTGATGCGGGTTCATGCCGAGAGTTCTAAGCTCCTCATGCAAGCCCAAGCGGAATTAGAGCGTTTGCGCCAAGTGGTAGGTGAGGATGACCCAAAGCGACATTGAGAGAATCACGGAAGAACGCCTAATATACAAAACCGAGATGATGAAAGCCATAGCGTGCCGAAAGAAGAAGGACAAAATAGCTCTAGCAGCCGAGTGGAAAGCCAAGTATTCTGAGATGACTTACAACGCTTTGATTATGTTGGCACGCAACCATTCCGCTAGATTAAAGGTCGCTTATTGGGATTTGCCGAACTTTGAACTTAAACGCTTAAACAAACATGGATAAAGTTGTTTTAATTACGGGTGGGTTTGATCCCCTTCATTCTGGACATATTCAATATATTCAGAAAGCACGGGAGCTAGGAAACTCATTAATTGTGGGTTTAAATTCCGATGCGTGGTTAGAGCGTAAGAAAGGCAAAGCCTTTATGCCTTTTACAGAGCGCCAAATTATTATGCACAACATTAAATCGGTAACTGCTTGCATTGACTTTGACGATAGTGACGGTACAGCCAAAGATGCGATTTACAGGGTGCGTAGAATGTTTCCTAAAACTTGCATTGTGTTTGCCAATGGTGGTGATCGTAACCATGACAACATTCCTGAAATGGATGTGATGGATGGTAATGTGGAATTTGTTTTTGGCGTGGGTGGCACAAACAAGAAAAACTCATCGTCTTGGATTTTAGAGGAGTGGAAAGCTTCTAAAACAGAAAGACCTTGGGGTTATTACCGAGTATTGCATGAAGTTCCAGGCACAAAGGTTAAAGAGTTAACTGTCAATTCAAAACAAAGCCTGAGTATGCAACGCCATCAAGAGCGTAGCGAGTATTGGCATATAGCAGAGGGCGAGTGTATGGTCAATGGTCAGTATCTTAAGCAACATGACTATTACCACATTGGTCAAGCCCAATGGCATCAATTGACTAATCCATACCAAACACCATGCAAGATTGTTGAAATCCAGTATGGCAAACAATGTATTGAAACAGATATAGAAAGAAAAGAATGAAAGCATTTATTACGGGGATTAGTGGTCAAGACGGATCGTACTTAACCGAGCTATTGCTATCCAAGGGTTATGAGGTTCATGGTATGGTGCGCAGAATCAGCCAACCTAATTTGTCAAACCTAACAGAAGTCATTAATCAAATTACTTTGCATACAGGCGATATGCAAGATGCGACTAGCCTATATCGGATTATTGACAAGGTTCGCCCAGATGAGATTTACAACTTAGCTGCCATGAGCCAAGTGCGGGATTCGTATGACCATCCCGATGTAACCCAAGACATTAACTCCAATGGATTGCTACGGATTATGGAAGCCGTGCGCACCATGGGATTGGATTGCAAGATATACCAAGCGTGTTCGTCTGAAATGTTTGGCAAGGTCCAAGAAACCCCCCAGCGAGAAACCACCCCATTTTATCCACGCTCACCGTATGGCTGTTCTAAAGTCCATGCCTATGAATTAGCAAGGGTATGGCGGGAAGCCTACGGCATGAAAGTCTATTGTGGGATTTTGTTTAACCATGAAAGTCCAAGACGGGGTGAAGCCTTCCTTTCCAGAAAGGTCTGCAAAGCCGTAGCCGAGATTGCCAACAAAAAACGGGATAAGCTGGTATTGGGAAACCTTGATGCCAAGCGAGATTGGGGGTACGCCAAAGAATATGTGGAATGGATTTACGCCATTATGCAACACCCCACGCCCGATGACTTTGTGATTGCCACAGGCGAAACGCACAGCGTTAAGGAATGGATAGAGTTAGCCTTTCAATGCGTAGGCATTGAGAACTGGGAAGATTATGTGGATTACGACAAAAGTTTAACTAGACCAGCCGAAGTGGATTTGCTGTGTGGCGATGCGCTTAAAAGTAAACAGCTCTTAGGATTTGAGCCAAAGGTTAAGTTTAAAGAACTAGTCAAAATTATGATGGATGCTGAAATGAAAAAGTTAAGCTCATTCCATGAAGATCACCGCAGACGCTTGCACAGCTTTTCAGAAGCCAAGCTCTTAGAGATTAAAGAAGATTGCACCATTGGTAATCACTATCACAAAATTAAAACCGAAAAGTTTGTTTTGTGTGAAGGAGAATCTGCCTTAATCATTAAAGATGGCGAAACCACGCCCATGCAAATTGGTAAGATTTATACGGTATTACCAGAACAGCATCATACTTTTAACATTAAAGCGGGTAGCGTTTTAGTTGGTTTGAACTCTATGCCGTTTGATCCTAAAGACGATTACAAATGAAAAGCGCAGCCGTAGTTACCGTCACTCAAGGTCGCAAAGAGCTAGAGCGTTGTTTAAAAAGCGTTGCTCATCAATCCTACCCATGCACCCATTATGTGTTGTGCGATGGCGAGGATGACCATGAGATAGCCCAGTTCTACGATATGACTAGAGATTACGCTGAGTACGAAGCCCGTTGGTCTTATTGGGGTAACGCCATTGGTGGTAATGGTTGGCTGGGTCAGCGCTGGTTAGCGGCTGCGCCACAGCTCATCACCGAGGATGTGACTTTCTTTTGCAATGACGATGACTGGTATGACGAGCATCATGTCAAGTCCATCATGGAAAAAATTAATGCGGGCTACGACTGGGCGCATAGCTTACGCAAGGTGTATGACCAAGACGGCAAGTATTTGTTTGACGATAACTGCGAAGCCATTGGCGAAAACCACCACGCCTGGAATATTGAAGGGCATCATTTTGTGGATTGGTGTATGTGGGGAATGAAAACCGACAAGCTACGCCAAATTGCCATTTTGCTGAATAACAAAGATGCAACCGTAGATCGGCACTTTTACAACGCAGCCAAGCAACTCTTTCCCAACTTTACGAGTACCAATCGGCATACCTTTAACTTCCGTTTAGGCGGTGGCTGTGGCGTTCAAAAGGAGTTTTTTGAACAAGGAAATGCCTGGATGCTCAAGAAGTTTGACAACAAATTACCGTGGATTAAAACCTAATGGATTTTAACCTTAGTCAGTTTTATAACTTTTGCTCGCAGTTACAGATTGAAACCAAAGAGCAAGGGCTAAAGCGCATGGGCAATCTGCTCGGTACGCAGACCTATGTTATGAACGAAATTAAAAAGGGCTTGGCAGAGGATGTGCATTTCTTTGTCATCCTGAAAGGAAGGCAACTTGGCATCACTACAATATCACTCGCACTTGATCTCTACTGGCACTTCACCCATCCAGGGTTACAGGGAACGCTCACCACAGACACCGAAGAAAACCGAGATATGTTCCGATCAACCCTTGCCATGTATATGGAAGGTTTACCCAAAGAGTATCGAATCCCGCTGCTTGCCCACAATCGGAATCAGCTTTCCCTCAAGAACCGCAGCCGTCTTTTTTATCAAGTCGCTGGGCTTAGAGCAAAAGGTTCACTTGGTCGTGGAAAGGCTATCACATACCTACATGGTACAGAAACGAGTTCTTGGGGAGATGAAGAAGGACTAGCTTCTTTATTGGCTTCGTTAGCGGAAACCAACCCAGATCGGATGTACTTGTTTGAATCGACTGCCCGTGGCTTTAATATGTTCCACGATATGTATGTCACCGCTAAACGGGCTAGAACCCAACGGGCTATTTTTTGTGGCTGGTGGCGCAATGAACTCTACACCCTTGATCCCGAGGGTCAAACCTATAAGGTGTATTGGGATGGCAAGCTCACAGGCGAAGAAAAAGAGTGGGTGAAAGACATTAAAAAACTCTATAACTTTGAAATCAATAGCCGTCAAATAGCCTGGTGGCGTTGGAAACTCTATGAAGGCATTAAGGATGACAGCTTAATGTACCAAGAGTTCCCGCCTACCGAGGACTACGCCTTTGTGATGACGGGTACTTCTTTCTTTTCTAATGCGAGGTGTACAGATGCCGTCAAAAAGATTAAGCGTATGGATTGTGAGTACTTTCGATATAGCTTTGGAGTTAACTTCCAAGATACTGAAGTTCTTAAATCCACAGAAAGACTGGCTTCGCTCAAGGTTTGGGAGCAGCCTGTTGATACTGCTTACTATGTTATTGGCGCTGATCCCGCTTACGGTAGTTCTGATTGGGCTGATCGTTTCTGTATTCAGGTCTATCGGGTATATGCTGATGGGATGGAGCAAGTAGCTTCCTTTGCAACATCGGAACTAAACACTTACCAGTTTGCATGGATCATCGCCCACTTAGCGGGTGCATACAAAAACTCTACCCTAAACCTTGAAGTCAACGGTCCTGGTCAAGCCGTGATTAATGAGCTAAAGAATTTAAGACGACAAGCTGCCAACATGGGTAGCGCTTTGGGCAAAGACCTGATGGATGTGTATGCCAATATGCAAAACTACATTTGGCGCAGAAACGATACCTTGGGCGGAATATCGAACAGCATTGGCTGGCTGACTACGGCAGCGACTAAGGAGAGGATGCTCACCTACATGAAGGATTACTTTGAGCGTGGCATGATGGACATTTACGACATGGACACCATTGAAGAAATGAAAACCATGGTGCGTGATGGTGGCTCAATCTTGGCTTCTGGGCGCAATAAGGATGACCGAGTGATTGCGTCTGCTTTGGCGTGCGCTGCCTTTGCCGAGCAAGTACAGCCACGGCTAATAGCCCAAAAGATTACCCGTAATATTTCACGGGTGCAAGACGACTTTACCCCAGAGCAATTAACCGTTGGGCGTAATGTATCGGATTACTTAAAACGCATTGGGGTATATGGACAATGAAGCCTACGATTCCAAAGCGTGATTTAAAAATTATCATGCACCGATTTTTGTCAGACAAAGATCGAGGAATCAGTATTCCCTTGTTTTCCGATTTGTGTGGCATATCCATTAACCAGATACGGGATGTGTTTTTAAACAACACAGAACCCTTGAGTGAGTATGTGCAAAGGCGGGTTAGCAAAGCGTACAACGAGTGGAAAGATGGCGAAGTTGCCATTATGCAAAACCGAGATACCAGCAAGTTTGTGCAGTACCGCAAAGAATCCAAGCCAGCACTCGAGAAAGTAACCAAGTTGCAAGTGGTTAATGGAGAGATTAAGATTAAGTTAGGTATTAATAAGAAGTATGATTATTCAGATAGTACATTAGATGAACAGTTAGGAAGGGGATGATATGGCTGTAAAAAATGATTACAAATGCCCAACACACGGGTACTTTGAAAGCACTAAGGCAAAATGCCCAATGAAAGGATGTCAAGATGAAGTTTTTATCGTTTTTCTCCAAGCTCCAGCAATGCTTTCGGCAAAAACTCGGTTTACCGACAAGTCAACCAAGCAACTTGCCATCGAGTTTGATATGTCAAACATCAAAACCACCAGAGAAGGCGAAAACCAAAGCGGATACCTTACCCGTAAAAACAAGTTCTCCGAAAAAGAATACGCAGAAGTCGAAAAGTACGCTACCCGCAAAAGAGGTAACAAGGACAAGCTCAAACCTGAATCAATCCCGCAAGCGCAGCCAAAAGAAGCCCGCCCTGGTGATGCAGCGATCTGGGGTGGCGGATTCCAAGGACTAAATATGCAATCCCTACTTGCTGGTCGAGGTATTCAACCAGTACGGGATGAAGCGGTGGGCTTGACACCTTCTCAAGCTGGCATACAATCAGGACC